TGTAACCATTACTCTAGACAAGGAACTCGCTACAAAACTTCATGAAATCCTAATGGATGTTCTCGGTGGAGAAGAAGAAGGTGATGAAGAGGGTGATGAAACAGAAGAAATGGACATGGGATATGAAGAAGATTCCGATCCTTTCGAAGAAGAAAACCAACACACGAACGATGGTGTTAAACCTGGGGTTGATCCCTCCGATGGTGGTGGTAAATCATCTGAACCAGCTGGTGATTCATTAGGTGGTAAATCATCCGGTACTGGTGATGCAAGCGTAACTGATGAAGTTGGCTCTAAACACACCGGTGATGGTAAAAAAGTTGGTCATTCTCCAGCAAAGAAGTAATTCTAATAAAAAAGTTATAAAGCGAAAGAGCTCCAAATAGGAGCTCTTTTTTTATAAATAATTATATGTTATTCGTTAAGTCATTTCTTGAAGCATTGAAGCCTATGAAGCTTCAGGGGTCAACAGGGTCTTATAGAAAGAAACAGAATCTATTAGCTGATTATGATAGATCTGACCCTAATTACCCTCAAGAACTAACAAGACTTAAGAAATTACATAAAGGTAGTTTCAATTTACTACCAAAAAGCGCCTCTAAAATATTAAAACTGTTCAAGATTACAGATTTAACAGACAGTAATCCACGTAATCTAGGTAATACAGGTATAACTATATCTGTAAGTAATGGTAATTACACGATAACAAAACAATGAGCGCCTATATTACAGAGACAGTTAATGGAGTAAACTATTACAGTAATACTGGTAGATTTACCAATAAGGCTAACAATACAAACGAACGAGAGAGACTATATAAAACGTGGTGGAGAGATCAAATCGCGCAATATGGTACAAGTACTACATATTTCACTCGAGATGTTACCTTAAGTGCTTCTGATAAATTTTACGGAGAAAACACTATTGGTGGTTTTAAGGATGGTATAAGCTTAGTTATGGTAATGAACCTATCTGATAACTCTATTACTTTTTCTAAATTCGGTCTTACATCAGATGACGAAGTAGAAGCGTTTATAGATATATCTACGTTTCAGGAAACATTATCTAGTAACTATGATACTACTAATAATTATAGCATTGAACCTAAAGCGGGAGATGTTTTTCAATTAACAGAGCTCGGTGATGATAGGGTCAACGGCCGTAATGGAAAGTATTTTGAAATTACTGAGAGAGTTGATGAAAGTATAGCTACTATAAATCAACTTCAAGGCCATTATATATTTAAAATTAAAGCAAGAAGATACGACTTTTCTTATACTGATACTGATGTAGAAGAGGCAGGGTCAGAACAAATTACTGATGACTCGTTGAGTGGTAGAACTACAGATAGTATACAGGATTATATTAATGATTTAGATACTGAGCAATCTTCTTACTTTAATTATGGTACTAATGATGATGTATATGGTGATTATTCTTGATGTAGCTTTTCATACTCGACATCTTTAAACATAGCTGGGTATCTCTCTTTAATATACTTCTCTATAGGTAATGGTTTAAGATAGTTTTCACTTCTTTGTCCGATCATCTCAGCTTTCGCAGATATGAAATTCACAGCATCAAATAAGCACATCCATCGTGCTTCTTCTTCATTTGTTAGGTAGCTCATTTTTTGGTATTTTAGTTTTTACAATAGTCTTATATTCTATATTAAGAATGTTTGCTGCTTTGCAATGCGTGCATTCGAACTCGTTTGAGGTAGTGAGATCTACTCTTACGGTATTCAATTTCTTACACGCTTCGCAATTAATTAGTACATTATTAGTATTAATTAATTTTATAGCCTCGAGATTTTCTTTCTCGAGCTTCATTCTAGTAATATACGTTATAATACTATTATAAAAATAAAAGAATATAAACTGTAAAGTTGTAGAAACTATAAAAAAAGTCGCGAATGTTTCTGATGTAGTTTTGGAGCCTATATAAGCAATCGTGCTACTAACTAAAACTACTACTATTAAACTTTTAAGAATTTGTATCATTATTATCTAGATCTTTCGATATAGATTTTATGATCTTCATAGCTTTTTGCAACTTTAAATTTACTTTCTTTTTAGTTTCGTCACTATAGTTTGTAGATGGGTTGTCATATAGCTCTAAAGTTAATTGATGAGCGTCGCTAAGCTTAGCATATGCTGTACCAAGGGTATTTACTAAAGCTTCACCTGGGTAAGGAATCATGTTAGATGTTTGTTTATTATACTCTTCTGGACTGTTTTTAGCTATATCTGCTAAGGTTTTAGTGATGGGTCTAGCACTACGAGCAGCAACATCTTTATAATACTTGTTAGTATATGTATATAAATCCTCGAAAAGTATGTCATTCATAATAAATATTTATATGAGTAAGTTCGAAAAAAAGTTTTTTTCTTTATTAAAAGAGCGAGAAGATGTAGACGCCCTTAATGCAGGACCTGAAGATGACGCATCTTCTTTTGATAATTCATTAGATAACCCTGATGCAGCTGGTGATTTTGAAGAAGTAAATGAACCTAATGTAGACTACCAAGCTGATCTAGAGACTTTAAAGGGCTGAGTAACTACAATAGAAGGATTCAAAACATATCTAAATGGTGAGAATGGAAGTGTAATGGGAAGACTCAAAGCTGAAGCAAAAGTAGGCACTCTATTCGATGATATAAGCGATGCGACTAAAGCAAATATTTTAGATATTGCTGAGAGATTAGCATCATTAAATGAGCAATTAAAGAATTTATACACAGAAAAACATAAATAATTAATACTATGGGAAATTCAAATCAATCGTGCTACCAATGTAGTTGCCAGAGTTCACCGAGCAGCGACAATAATAATAACGAATCATATACGGATTGTTGCACAGAAACAACATGTATAACAATTGAAACTACAGGTAATGTCGGACCAGGTACATCTGAACCTGAACCTAATGTATGTGTGACAGATTCATGTAATATAGATTCATGTAATACCGATATACAAACAAGAAGGTCCGAAAGGCTCGCGAACCGACGAGCTCGAAGAGGGCGTTAAAGTAAGTTTAACTTTACAAGTCCTTCAACTCCCTTGTAACTATTACTCATAATAAAGGGCGAGGTAATTTCATCTCGCCCTCCTTTAATACATATATCATTAAAGTCTTTAAATATCTTTAATTTTTTTGGCCAGATGAAACATGTATGGCCTTCTTTTAATAATATCTCGGTTTTCTTCTTAGCTGATTCATCTATATGTTGATTATCCAACACCCATGTTTTTTTATAAAACGCGCATTCATTAATTTGTGATTGCTGTAATTCAGTAAAAGTATTTTTAGATGTACTCTGAATACCTCCTACGGCAACGCCATTTTTAACGAAGAATGAATCTATAGGTCCTTCAAAAATAAATATTGTATCTAGATCTGATGTAATATTGTCAAAGTTAAATACAGATTTTTCAGCGTTTAACTTAGACAAATACTTCGGTTTACTATCCTTTTCAAATAGCTTTCTACTTTGATAAAAAATTATATTTCTACCACTATAAAACGGTATGATAACTCTATCTTTATGTATATAGTCATCTTTACAATACCATATAGTCTTAGGTCTGTTTATCGCTGTATCTAAACGTCTCTCTTTAATGTAATCTAAAGCACTAGTGACTTTATCATCTCTTGAGTAAAACGCTGTCTGAGCTTTATCTGATAGGTTTATACAGTCACCGGGGAGGGTATCTGTATTATTATCTTTCTCTATCTCTACATCTTTAGGTATAAACGTATGATCAGCGTTTTTTGCTTCTTTAATAACCTGGAATTGATTTATACCTTCAACTTCTGCAATCCACTTTAAGGGACTACCAGACCACCCACAGTTATGACAAAAGATAGAACTATCCTTTACAATATAGTAAAGACGTCTTTTCCTACCCCATGACTTACCTTCTCTACACAAAGGACAACCACCTTCATAAATGTTGGTGGTTTTTTTATAACGTGGGTATCCAGCGTTCTCATAGAATTTTTCTATGATATAGCTATCGGGTATTACCTGGTCCAGCATCTGCTTTTCTTGTTTCTACTACTATCTTAGTAATGAACCTACCAGTAGACGGGCAAGTGTAATGAGCTTCTACTCTTATTTCGTTGCCTACTCTAGTTTCTCTGATTTGAGGTCTTACTGTAGCTCCTGACCACGGTGATTGGATAGTTTTAGGTTGATTGATGTTCATCTTTGCAATATCTTTCTTTAATGTTATTTATGATATTTAAAATATTATTCTTCTTTGGTGAGAAGGTATGCTTCCATTGTTGTATATTTTCACATATAGATTTAAGGCCTTCTTCTTCACACTTAGTAGTAAAGCTGTCATAGTTTGGTTCTATCTTGTTTTGATTATTATAATATTGAGCCCTATAAGTTATAGTCTCTTCTTCATAATAATTAAATCCATATTTTAAATCCATTAAACGTTTATTTCTCTCTACAATAGCTCTCTGATCTTTGTTGATGTTAACATTATCAAGATTGTAATCCCAGTCTTTTGTGAGCTTGAGGTATGTTTTTATACCAACTTTAGGGATACCAGGTATGTTATCAGATTTATCTCCAGTAAAGCATCTAAACATTAGATAGTTTTTAGGGTTATCGATATTAGTTACTTCTTCAAAATTTTGAAGATTTATAATACTCTTAGTATTAGTATTATATACGGTAATATCTTCACTGATTAACTGAAGCATATCTTTATCAGTCGTAATAATAATTTTTTCTCCTT